AAAAGGAACAGCTTAAGATGCAAGAAGCTGAACTTGAAAAGCTTCGCAAAACAAATGATCTCACAAAGGACAGCGTGTTGGAAGAAAACAAGAAAGCAATTGCACAGGCAAAGATTCAAGGGCTGATGACACAGATCAACAACTTACTTGATCAAATGAAGACAACATTTGCAGACCTTCTTGAACCAGTAATTACTCCGTTGGTCAAAATACTTATACCAGCGTTCAAACTTCTTTCACTTGTTGTCAAAGGCATTGCACCAATCATAAAAGGAATGGTATATCCGTTCCAATATATAGCAGAGAAAATTTCAGAATGGACAGATGGTCTTGACGTTGCATTGAATACATCCAAAAAATTCAAAGAGTTTTTTGAAAACGATGTAGTAAAAGCTATATTAGGTATTGCTGGAGCCGGAATTTTATACAAGGTATTTTTTGGATCGGGCGGACCATTAAAATTGATGAGCATGTTGTCTACTCCATTCAAATATGCGAAAGACGCTATAAGTGGAATGATGGGCAAAGGTGCAGTAGATCCATCCAAAGGATTATCTGATATATCAAAGGGAGCGGAGAAAGTTCCATCAAAGTCTGGTGTTAAAGATTTTCTATCTGATCTTGCATCTGGCTTGAAAAAGATGGGAGATGGTAAAGTACTATTTGGTGCATTGAACTTGATACCTTCGTCAATTGGATTGATTGCAATGATACCAGCAGCAATTGGTATGGCGGCAATTGGTGTAACTGGAGGACTGTTTGCAGTTGGAGCCAAAGGATTGGCACAAGGTCTTTCTGCACTAGCAAATCCTAAAGTTCTACTTGGTACGCTTGCATTACTTGGAATTGGTGGAGCATTTGCACTGTTTGGTTTGGGTGCAAAACTTGTTGCCGATGCATTTGTATCAATCGCAGCAGTAATACCAGAAGCTATTGTTCCACTTACTCAACTTGCATTATTGTCTCCACTTCTTTATGTCGCGGCAGGTGGAATTGGAGCACTTGCTGTTGGATTGGGAGTTTTAGCAGCGGCAACAATTCCTGCAACAGTTGCTTCGGTGGGAATATACGTTATTGCAAAGTCCGTAGAAAAACTTGGAAACAGTTTTGAACAAGTATCCAAGAACACAATTTCGTTGGCAAAATCAATTCCTACTGTAATCAATCCTATAAAGCAATTTGCTTCAATAAACATGAAGGAAACTGCGGAAGGAATGATGATGTTGAGTAATTCACTTGCTTCGTTTGGTGTTGGGTCTGCGGTTGCCGGTATAGGTTCATTTGTTGGAAATTTCTTGGGAGGCGATCCTATAGCAAAAATGGAAAAACTAGCATCCATCAGCGACAGACTTAAAGATGCAGCATCAGCAATAAGTTCAATTGCGTCAGCGACTAGTAGATTTAGTGCAGTAGATAGTTTTGCAAAATCGGTAGGAGTGTTGGCCGACTCATTAAATAAACTCACAGATTCACTTGGCGACATAAAAACAGAAGAACTTGCCAAACTTTCTACAATAGCAGGCGCAACGGGTGCAAGAACAGAAGCAGCACCAGCCGCAACAACAATGTCCACAGAAGGTATAGAAGCAAAATTGGATAAATTAACTGAATTATTGGTAGGTGGTGCAGTCAAAGTATACATTGATGGAAAGAATGTAAGTGCTGTAGTCGCCAACACTGCGGGCAGATAATACTTATATGATATGATACAAGATGCTCCAATACCAAAGCCATTAAGTCCGATTCAAAGAATTACAGCGGACGAGCGTCTTGCAACGTTTCAAGCACAATCCAACAGTATATACAACAAGTATACTCCGTTTACAACATATAGCATAGGTCCATCACAGCCATTCATATACACAAAGATCAGCGACTCTACAATATTAAAGAACTTTACAAAGTATGACACATATGCTGCGCCGATTGGTTCAACGGCGAGAGATGTTAAGCGTATTGGACAATATTCAATATCAGGAAATGGAATACTATATCTTGGCAAACAATTATATCTTCAGAAAGAAAATGCATTCAATGAAACCAGAATATACAATCCACTTAGTTTGCTAAAAGCAACAGCAAGACCTGCGTCACTTGGATTGATTGATTATCCACAAAGACATTTGGAAACAAGTGGTGGACTATTGAATTTCTTCAAGGACGCATTGCTAAGTACAATTGGTTTTGAGAATAAGGATTCGAAAACACCAACAATAGAAGGAACCGCCACTGGAAGAAATGGTCAAACTCCATATGCTTCTTATGTTGGTGCACATGGCGGAGCAAGAGCGGGTTTGATGCGACTTGGAACAGCATCAGCAGCAAGTTCAATTTTTGAATCAACATGGGTTACAAATCCAAGTCAAGGTAGTACAAATGGAGGATTTTTAGCAAACCTTGGAAGATCATTAGTTAACAAGCTTAAATCTCTTATACCAAGCACAAATCCACTAGGAGCATTTGGCGGAACAAGTTCAGAAGCATGGGAATTCAGACCAGAATACAAGAAGGGTAAAGATGGAATATATTACGCATTCTTGGCAGACAATTCTGGATTTATGACAGTGAATGCACCAGCATCTCAGCTGTTCTATAACGATAGAACATTTGCTTCTGCAAATGCCGCGCAAAGATCAACAGTAAAAATAGCCAGTGATTTTCACAAATATTATCCACAAAAACAAGCAGACGCAAGCAGCAGAGTTTGGTATGCGAACCCATCAAAAATTTCAGAAGACTCGGTTGGTATAACAGATGTTGATGGAAATAAGAACAACTTAAAAAGTCTTCATGAAAGAATGGTTAAGTCAATCAGTGCGTTCCAAAACCCAACAGCAAATCAGTTCAGAAGATCCGCAGAAAGATACAGCGAAGTAAAAGACTCAAAAGGAAACAAGTATCCAACATACAATGATATTCCAACTTATGGTGAAGAAAATAAGTATGAATTGAGAATTGAAAATATCAAAGGAGCAATACCAATACGTAAGAGAGGATTTTCTGAGGCAACTTCATTCGCCAATATTAGCAACGGAAAAACAACAGGCGAAGATTCATATAATACGTTGGAAGCAATAAGTGGAAAAAGAGACACCATACCAAAAGAACTACTTGATGCAGATCCAAATCAGTCGAAAGATTTGATATTTTTCTATTTCTATGATCTTATTAATGAAATGTATATTCCATTCAGAGCAACAATTAAAGGATTAAGCGACCAACATAATGCTGAATGGGAAGAAATTTCATATATTGGCAGAGCAGACAAGCTTTTCATGTACAAAGGATTTTCCAGAGATGTTAATTTTTCATTCACTGTATATGCAAACAGCGCCAAGGAAATGCTGCCAATGTGGGAAAGAATCAATTACTTGGTTGGATTAACAAGACCAAGCAAATACACTGCACTACCAAACAAGCCAATGACTGCAAAACAAAAACAAGAATTATTGGGTAATGCAACTGAAGCATTGAATTTGGCCAACGAGGTAGGTGACGTTGGTGGACAGGAAGCAGCAAACACCAGAATAGAAGAGTTGAACAAAATAAACTCGAATGAGACAACTGGTAGAGAAGGAAAGTTCATATATCCTCCAATGACCACATTCAGACTTGGAGACATGTACGTTGATCAACCTTGCATATTAAGCAGTGTTGGTGTTAATATTTCAGACGATGCAAATTGGGAATCTCTTCGCGCCGATGATTATTCATACATATACAAGCAATATAGCGATGACATAATTTCAAAGGGAACAAAGTCTCGCCAACTGCCATTGCAAGTTGATGTATCCGTCACATTAAAGATTCTTGAAAAGGCACTTTCACTAGGAAAGAATGCACACTTCGGAAAAACAGAATATGATTTCTCTGGAAATGAAACCAAGAGGTGGGTACTATGAACAGATATACTCCAACCAGCAACAATGTTTTCAATAGATATGATGGTAAAAGAGTGTTTAGAACTACTCGATATCCAAAAATACCATTCTACTACGACGACATATACATAATAGCAACAGAAACAGACTATTTAGATAGCATGGCACAGAAGTACTACAAAGATCCATCACTTTGGTGGATACTTGCTCAAGCCAATGGAATCAAAGGAACACTTAAAGCTCCAACAGGAAAACAAATGAGAGTACCACAGCGAGTGGATTTGATAGTCACAAATTTTACAAAAGCAAACGCAGTTTAAAATCGTTACATAATTTATGCCAGAACCATATAAATTTCCTTGGGGTCTAAAACCATTGGATCCAATGGTAGAGAAAGAATTTCAAAGAAGAGTCAAGGATTACAATTTGAATCCAACATCTTCTCCATCAGATTCTGCTCCATATTCAGGACCAAGAACAGCATGGATACGTGTGTTCTCAAATGGAATATCAAAGGACGACGAGGAAAATGGCACACCGAACGGATTTGTTTTGGGAGGAACGGAAGGGTTTGACGAGAGTTATGGATTTGCTCCTTCTGCATATGATATGGAAGCAACAGATGGTAAGGTAACAATCGGCGTGGACTGTTGGGGAGATAAGCACGAAATATCAGCAACGCCTACCGACCCATCGTTGGGAGTTGGTTCTGATACACCACACAGACCACCACCATCTGTCGTATCATTGGAAACAGAATTTTCTGGCGGAAACAACTCTGGTTTCAACGCCACATGCAGAAAAACAAAAATTTCATGGAAGTGCTACTCGCTTTCACAACTTGAATATCTCACACCATATTTTCTTACACCAAGAATAACTATATTGGCAGAATGGGGATGGAACAATTATGATCCTTCATCGCTTGTTGATCTTACATCCACAGAAACACTATACAAGATATTCAAGGGTGACAAAGAAGAAATAGATAACAGAATAAGAAGATCGCATGGCAATTATGACTTGGCACTTGGATTCATAACTGATTATGGATATACCATGAATGACTTTGGTGGATTTGATGGATATACCACAATAACTAATGCGAATTATTTGGTCGAAGGAAAATCTTATCAAAATCGCCAAGATTCAAAACAGGACAATACAAATCCATCTGCCTCATTAAAACTTAAAGACTTCAAGGAATTTGTGTTTGAGGACATGGACAATCTCACAATTAAGAACACAAACGCAAGAACAGTCCGAGTTGAGAATCCAAGATATTCTGGTCCATATGGGGGAAACATCTACGGAGGAAACTATAGTCCAACATATACAGAAGAGCGAGATGCATCAACTGACATAAAAATAAACACAAAATACAAAGTATTTAAAAACGACGATGATCAATGGATGCGAATGGATTTGGTTGCGGAAATAATAAATCAATTTTTCTCAATCAAGTTTTTGGATTCAAACAACAAGGAAGTTGATGTGGCGGCTGGAGTTCTTGATATAAGAGAAGTTCCAATATGCGCACACCCTGCCATAAAATCAACCAATAGAAACTTCATTATACCAAATAAATTTGCTCCAAGGTTTGTGTCAAAATCGGATAGTACAAAAGACGATTCGTTGGTTGATAAAGAAGCAAGAAGACTGAGCGACATAAAGCAGGTTGGGTCAATTTCAACCACGCAAAATCCATCGCCAAATGGAGAGTATGCAAAACTATTCCCAGATATATTAAAAGTAATAGAGGAAAATAAATTGGATGACACGTTTGACAATTTGGTTTCCGCGCTCAACACGGGAGGAGCCAGAACAAAATATGGATCATTCCCACAGTTCAAGGACTATGAGGACAATGTAAATAACAAAGGATATCCAAAAGCTGGATATTGGGGATATTTGGAAGATGTATTTGTTTCAGTAAAATACTTCAAAGGTTTGGTTGAAAAGCACGAAACAGTCCTTCGACTGATTGAAGAGTTGTTACAAGGTATATCCGAGTGCATGTGCAATATAGCACAGCTACAATTGAAGCCAGATACAGTGGGCAATGTGAGAAAGTTTGTCATTGATAACAATTTTACTCCAATTGGTGACGACAGAAGCGCGGAAAAACTTCCAAGATTTGTATTGAATGCAACAAACAATGCATTCATGAAGAGCAATTCCATCACCATAAAGATCAGCACGGATATGATGAATCAGATGGTGATGCAAAGCGCAAATCAAAAACAAATACCATCAGAATATGGCACAGCCACATACGATCCAAAGAGCATGAAATATAGCGTGTTTCAACGCGGAGATAGAATGTTTAACTGTGGTGTATTTACTCCAAAACAAATACAAGATTCAAATTCTTCCACAGACAATGGTAAAGGAAAATTCACCAGAATGTTTACAGAACAAAACCCAGATTTATATGTGTATATTTACAACCCGACCAAGAAAGGACAAAACTTTTTGGAAAGAACAGTGGGAACAGGAACAGATTCTGATGAAGCAAATCAGGTGTATATACTCACGGAAACAAATTCAAATTTCTTGAAAACTATTTTGCTTGATATGAAGAATGCAAGTAAAGCTGTTTATACCAACAATGGAATCATGCCGGGCACAGATTTCAAGATGGAATTTTTGGGATTGTCGGGTATAACATTTCTTTCGCAGTTCACATTAGATCATGTGCCAAGAACATACAGCTACAAAAATGCCGTGTGGCAAATATCAGATGTAAGACATAGAGTGGAAAATAAGATATGGACAACCAGCATAACCGCTCAAGCCAGACCGTTCATAACAATAAATGAAAAGGTATGAAATATAACGACAAAATAGTTGGAGAATATGGAACGTTTGTTGATTTGAATGGAGAATATCCACTCCCATCAAAACCTTTGCCAAACAAAAATGATTATGACAAGGGTATATTTATGCGAGCATTTTCAAAAAGAATAAATGGCAACATCATAAATGAAGTGAGTATGGAACAGGCAAATCGTTTGAACTCTGAACTTTACAAAGTAGTGGTGGCAAAATGGACCATATCAGGACCAAGAGAAAATAGAATTATAAATGGAATACTTGAATATGGTGTAAAACAATCAAACAAATACGAGATTGAGCGCATAATAAAAGAAGAAGAAATTGATCTTTCAAAAGTGCTTAATAATCATCTTGAATATTGGCGAGGACATTGAGTTCTTGACTTTTTAGGAAGTGTTCATCAATATGTGAACGTGCATATTGTAGAAACACAAGACGAGCTTATTTTGATGTGTAGTCACATTGGCAGCGATGCTTTTGTGATGGATGCTGTTTGTGTTGATCATGAAAAGCATGCCCAAAACAACAATATAAGTTTATTGATGTTTTACTTCATGTCTTCCAAGAGTTTATGGTGTTTACCACTTCATCACAACGAGACACTTCCTATTGCCAATTCACTGAGCAAGGTCAAGGATCATCTCAAATTCTCTATTCACAACAAGTTTGTTTTTGACAAGAAATCAGTCATACAACTATTTGATGATGACTATGATTTCATTGATATAAGCATTCTCAAGTATCTTGATGAGGGAATTATTGACCAAAAGCAACACGAAACAAACGCGCATATTTTTATTCGATCAAACTTTAGAAATGTATCAAATATAAATGCTTGCACTCCAATCTACAAGCATATCAGAGCATTCAGTGAAAAGATAAACAACCTTGGTAAGATAAACAATGAAATGATTCGCGACGATGGTTTCAAGTTTGTCAATAACACCATGACAAAGTGCTTTGCCAAATTGGAGAATGTTGGACTGTGCGTGAATGAAAACTTCACTGAAGAATTTGGAAATGATCAGACCAAACATATCAAAAACAATCTTGTGTTCTCTCAATATAATCTTCTCACCAGCACTGGCAGACCAAGTAATAGATTTGGTGGAGTAAATTATGCGGCGCTGAATAAGAATGATGGCAGCAGAGAATGTTTTATCAGCAGACACAAAAGCAACGGCATGCTTGTGATGATGGATTATAATGCATTTCATCCAAGACTAATTGCTCATCTTGTTAATTTCAACATGAGTGCCGAGGAAAATCCATATGCATACTTGGCCAAATATTTCTTCAACAAGAAAGAAGCAAATGATGAAGATATTGCCGTTGCCAAAGGATTTACATTCACACAGCTATACGGCGGCATAGACAAGAAATGGCTGCATATTCCATACTTCTCAAAGATCCAAGAATATATTGATCATCGTTGGAAATTCTTTGAGCAAAATGGATATATTGAGACGCCAAAATACAAGAGAAAAATCAAGGAATGTCATATTCCAGACGCCAATCCAAGCAAGCTGTTCAATTATATTCTACAGGCATTTGAAACAGAAACAGCCGTGGAAGTTCTTGGAGACATTCTGTCTGAACTAAATGGCAAGAAAACACAGCCAATATTGTACACATATGACAGCATCCTTTTTGACGCTCACAAAGCAGACAAGATGGATACAATCAAAAAGCTGAAAAACATAATGGAACGAGGCAAGTTTCCTGTCAAAATATATGTAGGAAACAACTACAAGGATATGAAGCAAATATCCATACCTTAATATTTATAATAAGCATATATATCACTGTAGGTTTGTGATATATGATGATATTTATATATTATGGATAAAAGCAAGATTATAGATGAAATATTA